TTTTTGGAGCTGGTGACAGGAGTTGAACCTGCAACCCACTGATTACAAATCAGTTTTATTTTACGTTTTATCGAGAATAAAGTCAAATTTGTTAGTCACGCGTTAGCTTATCAAACTTAAAAATTCAGCTTTTCAAGTTTTGTCTGTATGTAAAAATAACACATTTTGTGTCGTTTTACAATGCGGTTATCTTCCGCATGACCAGCTCATACTCTTTCGGGTATGCAAGCTTTATAGCGCTCATGTGCTCATCAAGCACTTCCATCAAGCCGCCAAAAGGCGCGGCGCTGGCCGCTTCCACGAACTCGCTTTGTAGATTTGCTTTTGTGGAGTATGCCGCCGGGTAAGACGTGGAAGGCAGCGCTTGAGTCTGCATTTCTGCCGGTGCTTGCTTTTCTTCCAACTCATTTCTCACAGTGCAGAGGGCAGCAAGCTTCTCCACGCTCTGCCAGTCCGTCGAGCCGAATTTAAGCTTGTGGATGTGGTCATTGATCTCGTCGATGTCCATACTTGCCGCCCTCCTCCCTTATGCGTTGCGCAAGATGTCGGCGGCCCGCTTGTAGGCGTCACGCTCTGCGCCGGTGGCCTCCTGCATCATGTCCTCGATGTCAGAGATCATGCGCTCACGGCCATCCGTGCGGGAGTAGTGCCCGCGCACATAGTGACGGCCACGGTTGGCGTAGCTGTTGCCCCGGTTGTAACCGTTTCCGGCATCGCGGCCAAAGGATCCGCGCATGTCAGCTTCCCACTCGCCCGCACGGCTGTACTCGCCGCCCTCACAGTAATCCTCAATGCGGTGGATGTCCAAAATGATGTCCACGATCTCGCCGATCATCTCAACATCGCCCGGGGATCGGTTCTTTTTGTCGGTCAGCTCCATGAGCTCGTCGCACATCTCATCCTTCAGATGATTCAGTTTATCCAGCATGACTTTATCTCCTTTCTTATGCTACCCGCTCAACAATCAGATTGCTGTTTGCAATGCTGACTGCCTGCGTACTGGTGTTTTTAACCGCCACGGTCACGCAGCAGCCGCGCGGCACCTCGATGAAAGCGGCCACGAAAACGTTGAAGTAATTTTCGACTGCCGCCGGGGTGACAATGGCGGTCGCACTGGTCAGCGACTCACCGCCGACAGCCAGCGCCACGGAAATGGGTCCCACAGTGCCGCCGGTGGGAATGGCGATATTGCCGCCAAAGCTTACCTTGAAGCGCGCTTTGCATTGATTGGTCAGACCCCGCAAGGTCACAAGGCCGCTGCCGGCACGGTGCACAATGCAAGCTGGGGCTTTCACCGCGGTCTCGGTCAGGGGAAGGTTTCCGCCCGCCGCCACACTGACGGTGTTGGAGTTGCTAAATTCAGCCATTTTATCGGCTCCTTTCATAGAAAAACGCCGGGGCTTTTGCCCCGGCGCTCTGGTTTGCAAAATCAGCTCAGGGGCTGAACAGACTGCAATTTGCAGTCAGTTGCCGTGATTTGGTTATGCGCAGCTGCCGCAGCCGGTCCCACAACCATAGTAAATGGCGTTGGGGTTGGGCACCTGATAGGCGGGCACGGGAACCTTCTGCTGCAGAGTCCCGATGATCTGGTTGGTCTGCGCGTTCATCGCGGTGGTCAGAAGCGCGCTCTGGCGATCCTGAGAAGCAGCCCGGCGCAGCTCGTTGTTCTCGCTCTGCAGGGTGGCGATCTTATCATTGGTCAGGAAGTCGAGCACCGCGCGGGTGTTGCTGTTCTGATTCTCGATGATGTCCCGGGTGTTGTTGTTCATGGCGTTCTGCGTTGCGCAGAAGCCCTGCTGCATCTGGTTCCGGGTGTCGCACTCCTGAGTGGCCAGATTGTAGTTGACGCCCTGAATGGCGGTCTGGGTCTTGCAGCAGCAGTCTGCCAGCTGTGTAGCCAGAGCATTCTGCCCCTGCATCAGCGCGACATTGGTACCGTTGAATCCCTGCTGCATGGCGTTCGTGACACCGTTCAAGCCCTGCTGCGCGCCGTTGAAGCCCTGAAGCATCCCGGTGTTCATGGCATAGAAGCCATCGCACAAGCCGCTTTCCAGCCCGTTCAGCTTGTTCATGACGCTCTGGTTGTCGAAGCCGCGCTGCAGGTCCGCCTGTGTTACGGCGCTGGTCATATAAGGCGAAGCGCCGCCCATGCCCATGCCGCCGCCCCAGCCAAAGCCGCCCATGCCGCCCCAGCCGAACATGCCGAAAATCAGGAAGAGGACGATCCAGCCCATCCAGTCGCCGCCCCAGCCGTTAAAGCCGTTGCTGTAACCGTTTGCGGGCTGCACCGGCATGGTCATAACCGTGCTATCAGAAGAAAGAGACATAGTTTTACTCCTTTACGTTAGATTTTTGAATTTATTCTAAATGCGGCCGCATTTCAGAATCCAAACATATTTTTCATGCCGTTGAGCATCGGCGCGATCTGCTGCGCCCGCTGCTGAATGGCGTTGAGCTGCTGTTGTGAGAGCTGCCCGGAGGTGAGCATCTGGTTTATCATCTCCTGCGGATTCTTGCCCTGCATCTGACCCATAAACTGCTGGAACTGTCCGCCAATGGGGTTCTGGGTCTGTCTGCCCATCGAGTTATACAAGCTGCTGCTCATCGTTTAGCTCTCCTTTTCCGGCTCTGGTGTTTCCTGCTTCTCCAACGCCGCCAGCTTTGCCGCCAGCGCGTCGAACTCCTTGCGGGTGACATACTCCCCGCTTGCGGCTTGCGTGGCTGCAATCGACGCTTTGGGGCCGATGGTGCGTTCCTTGTAGTCGTAAATGCGAAGCGGGAACGGCCTGCCGTCCTGCCCAACTTCTTTGATGTAGAAGGTATCGGAATCGGCATCCAGTAAAAGCACCCGGCTCCCGTTGGCGACCAGATAGCCCCGGGCTGCTGCTTCACCCTGTACCCAGATAAAGCCGCTGTCAGTCGGCGCAGCTTGCCCTTGCATTGTCGGCATCATAACCGGCTGGGGCTGGTACTGTGCTGCCCTGAGCTGTTCCAGCTGGCCTTGTGGCTGTTGGGGGTAATACACTTGCGGGTATCCGTTATAAATTGGCATCGTTTACTCCTCCTTGTACCAGTAGTAGATCGGGCATTCTGCGCCGCTGTCCCAGCTGTCCCACCACACGCCGTCGATCACGGTCAGGACGTGCCCGGAGCAGCCCAGCACATACACGCCGCGCGGATACTCCCGGGCAAAATCTGCCACGGTGTAACAGGTGGCGCAATCCGCTTCCACCATGCGGCGCTTGAACCCGCGTTTTTGGAGGTATGCGCCCCATGTGCGGTTAGCGCTGGGCATATCGCCGAGGGCGTAGCCGGTGAGCGCCAGCGCAATATACGCCTGCTCCCAGCTCTGGCCTGTGGCCGCTGCTACCGCCCGCACGGCGCAGTCTCCGACGCTGCTCCCGTGGGGGTTCGGGTTAAACCTGTGCCACATGGTGTGCTCCCTCCCTTTGCGCCCAGTGTACCTTTTTAAACCGCCGGGAGAGTCAACGAACGTACAACGAAGGACAAAAAAGAAAAGCACCCACACGGCATAATACCGCGTGAGCGCTTATTTTTTCAGATATTCTCTGCTCACCGCCATTGGTAAGGATGCCCCGTTTCAGGGCACCCTTGCAGTGAGTGGCGATTGTGTTCTAAGGTATGCGGCATTTCACCGTACACCTGCATTTTACAGATTCTTGATTTGTTCAAGCAATGCAGCCCGCTGAGCTTCCGTCTCTGCATCTCCCGGCGGCGCTTCTGGTTCTTCCGACACAGGGTGAGCGTCAATATAGTCCCGCACTGCCTGCTGTAAAACGGCGTTCGAGGTCGTATCTTCTGCCGCACAAGCCGCTTTGAACTTGTCAGCAACTTCCTTCCTCACCTTGCAGGCCAGCACCGTCATGTTCTCTTTGTCCCATTTGGCATTACTCTTTTTCTTTTTTTCCGAGATACCCATTAAATAACACCTCCTATTCCACCACCCATAGTATATCAAATGATAGCACGGTTTACAATGCCAAAAGTGCATAAAACAGCACAGTAAACATTGTCCATTTTGTCAATGGAACGGCATGGTTTACCGTGCTATAATATATTCATGGTCAAGAGGGGCGGAAAGGAGGACGCCCATGAAGTTCAAAGAGTTTCAACGGCTGAACCGTGAACAGCAGCGCAAATTGTTTGAGCAATATAAAAAAGAGTGGTTAGCCGCTCGTAACAGCTAATCACTCCAAGCACAAGAAGCAACCCTAGCAAAAGCCCCTCTTGTACCTTTATTTTATATTATTTCACGGAGAAAGTAAAGGTATTTTATCATGGAAACACCCAAAATCACGAAAGTGGAGCTTGAACTGGATGCTGTTTCTGGCGAACTCCGAGTAATGCACGACCTGTTGAACATCTTTGCCAACTGGTTTGAGGAAACGCACAAGACCGATATGATCAAGCGGGAGCGCACCGAGCGGCTTGTAAGCCAGCTCTGGAACGAAGCCCCGATGTACAACTCTTTGATTACGGCCTTGTTTGCATCCCTCACGGGTTTGGAAAAGGAAGTCGATGAAGTCATTGAAGCGGAGATTAACAAGGAGAGTGCAGCATGAGTGACATTATTCTTTCCGCTCAGAACGGGCAGGCTGTGGTGTCCAGTCTGGACATTGCGGAAAAGTTTGAGAAGCGTCACGACCATGTGATGCGTGACATCGAAGACATTATGAAGGGTCTCCCCAAAAATGGGGACACCCCCATGTTCTTCAAGACAGAGTATGTCCACCCGCAGAATGGACAAACTTACCCCATGTACCTGATGAACCGGGATGGCTTTACCCTGTTGGTTATGGGCTTCAACAAGAGTGCAAAAGCTATGGAGTGGAAGCTGAAGTACATCCAAGCCTTTAACGAGATGGAGAAGAAGCTGACCACACCTGAACCGGAACCGCCAGAGCTGGCGCTCTCTAAAGCGTTGGTGATGGCGCAGGGCATCATTGCAAGGGAACAGGAGCGCTCCAAGCAGCTTGAAAAGGAAAACGCCAAGCTCAAGCCCGCCGCCGAGTACGCCCATAATATGCTTTTGAGTGATGAAACGCTCACCGTGACGCAGATCGCGCTCAACTTTGGCATGACCGCCAACAAGCTCAATAAGCTGCTGGAAGAATGGGGCATCCAGAAGAAGGTCAACAAGCAGTGGATACCAAAGCGAAAGTACATCGACAAGGGTTATACAGTGAGTATTCCTGTTGAGGTAGGCAACGGCGAGACCAAAGAGAACACCCGCTGGAACCGCACCGGACAGGCATTTATCTACAAGCAGATGCACGACCATGGCTATTTGACCGTGAAGGAACAGGCAGAGCAGAAAGCAAAGGAACGCAAGGTACTTGCCGTCCCCGCTGAACAGTCCGCATAAAAAATACCCCCCGATGCTCCAAAAACGGAACACCGGGGGTTTGCTTTACTCAAAAATTTTTGTGATGCCTTTCAGCCGGTAGCCTACCGCCGTTCGACTGTAATGTGTCTGTGCTGCAATGTCCGGCAGCGGGAGCCGCTCAACATACCGCAGTAAGGCTATCTTACGGTCTACCCTCCCAAGCGGTGCGCTTTTGATAGCGGCGGTCATCTGCTGTCGGTCAAGTCCTTGCAGCGCAGCGGGCAGCACTACGCGAGCCGCCGCCACGGACAACACCGAGCCAAAAAGGCTGCGGCAACTGTCCAGCGTTGCGAACTCGAGCGGTCACGGCGCGGCAATGTCCCATTTTGCCGCCGTTGGCAAAATTGTCACGCACTGCGGGCCATAAAATCGGGTATGCGCGCTGGTCGTAGTAATAGCGCGACGGTTGCTCGTATGTAGTGCTTGCCATAAAATCCTCCTTAATGCTTTTGCAGTGCCTTCCGCATCTGGTCGAAGAAAAACTGGATGACTTTGCTCATGGTCTCTTCTGTGATGGCCCACGAGACCAGCCTGCCCAGCTTGCTATTGTCCAGATAGAGACGCAGCATTTTGACACACCACGCCTTGCGTTCTGCGCCGCGCTTGGTGCCCTGAATCTCCCGCTCTGCCTGAGTGATGAGGTTGAGCACCAGATTTTTGACTGCTGCGCCGTAACCCAGACGGATGCCGCCGATGGCGTAGAAGACGAGTCCGCCCAGCATCAGGATGACGGCCACAGGAACAGGAATGATGCTCAAAATTTCATTGATTGCTTCCATGATTGGTAACTCCTTTCAAAAGATAATTGTCGATGCTAGCCTTGCTTTTCTGCATCCCTTCGTGATTGTCCCCGGAGAGCTGAGCGTCCAGCAGATTTCGCACACCATCAAGGGCCAAGCAAATCTCCTCGTCGATCGCGTCGAAGCGGGTGAGGTCGCGTTTTAGGGCCGCTGCGTGCTGAGACGAGATGCTTTCGACTGCACCCAGCCGTTGCTCGATAGCGTCAAGCCGCTGGTTTTGCGCGGCGTCGGGGGCCTGCGCCTTTTTGATGTACTTGTGGATGATGTCCAAGACTTTGTCCAGCGTGACCGCTCCTGCACACACGCTGCCAACAACGCCCAGCACCCACAAAAGAGCCTGCTCTTTAGTCATGCGCCCTCCCGGAGACGGGTCAGACCCTTCTTCCTGATGATACGGGGGTAGTTGAGGGTGGTCACGTTGAGGTCTACGTTGCCGGAGATGCCCGGCACAGCGCCCTTGCTGGTGTGCTGGTGCGCATTGTACTTAAAGCTCACTTTGGGGGCCTTTCCGGTGTAATCGGCCAGCCAGACGTCGTAGGGCTTGAGCGCTGCGCCGCCCATATAAAGGCGGGAGTTAGCAAAGCTGGTATAGGTGTAAAGCTGAGCGTAAAAGCCCATCGCCTCGATACGAGCCAGCGCATAAGCCGTCAGGTCGGTGAGGGCCTGCTTGCCCAGTTGCTTGAGCTTATTGTCCTCTACGTCTACAGCCACCGGAAGGGTCAGCTCTTTCCCCCGCAGAGCTTCGGCCAGAAGGGACAGCTCCTTATCTGCGCCGGTGCGGCTGATGGCGTAGGTGTAGTAATAGACGCCCACGTCCAGCCCTGCCGCTTTTGCGTTGCGGTAGTTGGTCTCAAAGGTCGGATCGATATAAAGACCGTCTGCCCGCTTGGAGAGCTTGCGGTTGGTGCTCACGGTCTTGAGCATGACTCCCTTGTAGCCCGCCGCCTTGACCTTGCGCCAGCCGTCGAGGGTGATTTTGCCCTGATAGCGGCTCACGTCGATATACCGGTAGGGCGGGTCCCCCTCCCAGCCGGGAGGAGCGGAGGCTTTGGTGTCCACAGTGGGCACCGGGTCAGAGGTAGAGGCGTCTTCCGCCCGGGAGAGGGCGGAGAAGAGGGAAGCGAGGAATTTGAGGATAGTGTGCAGCATTTTGAGACTCCCTTTTGTTTTTAAGGTTAAATAAGGCCTCAGTTAGCCTCCTTACAGTGTAATTTCTTCGGCGTTCGCCTTGTCCTCAGCATCCAGTGCATCGTAGTACGCCTGTGCAAGGGCTTCCACCTCTGCGATGTCGTCCTCCGTCAGCAGGCCGCTGTCCAGATGGGTGTACGCCTTGTCCAGCCAGTATGCCACGTCGCGTCCTGTGGCGATTTCCCGCTTGATGGAGCGCAGGGTCAGGTCGTGTCGGGCTTTACTTTTGATAGCCATAACGTATACCTCCTTTAAGTAGTAGTTGTCATGGATGCAATGGCATCCTCAAGATTTTTTACGACGAGATTTACGTCCCGCTGGTAGTCCAGCTTGATGCCCGCGCCGTCACTGGCCTGCACCACAGTGTCTGGTGCATAAGCGGTAAGGGCTTTGTAGGCGGCGATTTCGGCAGGGGTGAGCGGAGTTTCGATGGGGGTTGCGAGAACGTAGAATAAAATGTATTCGCCCTCTTCCGGGGTTTTGGCGTCAATCGGAATAAAAATAAACACATTGGTTTTGTCTACATAAAAGTGTTGGACATCTTCATTAAACGAAACAATAAGTGGCAATTTATTGCATAGGGCTCCTGTTTTATAATCGCGACCATAGAGCGGCAACCGAATCGAAAGTCGTTTTGTTACCGTAAACTTAGTGATGACCGTAACTCTACAGGTTGACAAGTCTACAGCGTTCACCCTCTGCACCTTCACCCCTCTCTTCAAGTCCACCTCGTCGCACACCCACTGCTGGCCCTGCGGGTCAGTGTAGTTGCCGCCAGAGGTGACAGGGATGCCGGGTAAGCCGTTGGGAGTGGGGAGCGTGAGAGTTTGCGTTTTGTCGTTTCCATCGCCCAATGTCACTTCAATCGCCCCGCCGTCGCCTGCGCTCACGATAGGCACAGGTGCATCCAGTGTGGGTGTGCCGTCCTGCGTGCTCTTGCCGTACACGGTCAGGCCGCACAGGGGCGCAGAGAACGCATCGTCAACGGCGATAGGATTGCCTGTCTCACTGCCGATAAGGATGTTCTGCCGCGCCTTTACGGCGCTGATAGCTTCACCTGTGGCTTTTGCGTCAGCGGCTTCGTCCTCATGGGTGAGGGTGGTGTCCAGCGCTACGGCAGGGCCGGTCTCGCCTTTAGGGCCTTGCGGGCCGGTATCACCTTTTTCGCCCTGTGGGCCAGTGGCGCCCGTAGCACCTGTGGGGCCTTGAGGGCCTTGCTCACCCTGCGGGCCGACCGGGCCGATGGGGCCAGTGTCGCCCTTGTCACCTTTCTCGCCTTTGAAGTTTCCGTTTGCAATGCCGTCCTTCAGCTCTTGCAGACTGCCAGCGGCTTCCTGAGCGCTCTGGTCTGCATTGCCCGCACTGGTGGCGGCTTCGTTGGCGGCGGTCTGGGCGGCTTCTGTAGAGGCTTCCACCTGCTGGAGAGCCTTGTCCCGGGCCGTGTCCACAGCTTGCGTGGCGGCGGTCTGCTTGTCACCGATGGCTTTCAGTGCATCCTCTTTGGCGGTGATGGTGTCAGAAAGGGCCTGCTCGGCCTTTTGGGCGGATGTCCCGGCCCGCTCTGCCGCGTCCAGCGCTTCCGTTTTGGACTGCTCTGCAGATGCCGCCGATTCCTTTACGGCATCCACAAAAGCCTGCCATGCAGGCGTTCCCGGTTCCGGCTCTGTGCCGTCCTCCGTGCCGGAGTTTGTGGCCACCCGGTAGCGAAGGTCAGCGCTGGTCACGGTCTTGGCACCGTCGCTGCCCTCAAAGGTGATACAGCCGTTGCCCGGCTGTGCGGTGACGCTGGCAGGCACGTCCGCATAGCCGCCCACCACCAGCGAGGAGGGCGGGTCTTTGCCGTCCGGGGTGTGCCAGAAGCAGCGGATAGCCAGTCCTTCCCACTCACCGGAAGCGGTGACAGCAAGGCGGTACACGCCCCGGTTCTTGGTGTAGCCGAAGCGCAGCATCTGCTCATAGCCTGCCAGCCTAGCAGTGCCGTTGGACGCAAGAGATACGCTAAGCTCGATCATAAGCGTGCTCCTCTCTTATGCAGTGTAAGGCTCACCGGTGACATTTTCGTACTCCGCAGCAGTCAAGCGCTGACGCTCCACCAGCAGCTTGACCATGTTTTTGTTCCAGTAGCCAGCGGTGTATGCATCCTTCGGGGTGACGCTGCTTTCGATGGGTACGCCATCGAGGAGGCACAGGTACTCCACCAGCGAGGCGGTTTTTGCGGTGTTGGTTTCGGTGGTATCGGAGAGAGATGCTGCGCTCTCCTGCCTGGACTGGCCGGTCAGGGCGTCGGAGATCTGCTTGAGATAGCCGTTCTGGATCACGCTCTGCTCCCGGTAGGTCTCTTCGAGTAAAATCGGTTTGGATACTTTAGCCATTGTCTTCCTCCTGAATCAACTCGACCGTTCCGGCGAAGATGAGGGTGGTTTCTCCGTCGTAGTAGGCGCTGGCGTTGGCGATGTCGATAAAGTCGTTTTCCACCACCCACTCGGGTTTCACCGAGGGCGGATAGAAGTTGTTGACGGCGGACATATACAGTTGGTACTCCACACCCTTTTCGAGCAGAAAGTCTCCCATGTCAAGGGTCACATCGTTGTAACCCCGGATAAGCTCCAGCGAGAGATCCACCAGCGGGGTATTATTTCCTGCTTTGCGCAGGATGGCCCGGCTTTTTCCGGCCACAAAGCCCTTGATGCGGAAGGACATCGAGTGGAGCAGCAGGCCGGATTTTTTGGCGGTCAGCGGCACAAAGAACTCGGCGTGAGAGGGAGGGTCGTTCCACGCGGGGATCTCGCCGGTTTCCGTGGCAGCCGTTATGATGGCGTAGCGTCCGATGGATACCGTGACAGGGCAGCTTGTGGTTTTGCCCCCGGCTGTGGCAGTCAGGGTGCACTCACCGTACTTCGTAGCTTTCAGCGCACCGCCTTCGACTTTTGCACACTCTTCCGGCGATACGCCCCACGTCACCGTCTTGTCTGTGGCGTCTTCCGGGCTGACGATGGCGGAGACAGGCTGAGACTCACCGACCGTCATCGCCATGCTGGGGTAGCCCAGAGCGACATGCTCCACGCTGACGTCTCCGCCTGTGCCGTCATCATAGACCGCGCAGAGCTTGCCGTTTTCGACCGTCAAGCCGCAGCTCTCAAGATCTGCCACGCGGTTTACGAGGGCGGTATAGTCAGACGGGACGGAGGCGACCACCTCGTCCACAGCGTCCGGCAGGCGCTTGAAGATCTCCAGCACGTTTTCCATGCCGGAGGCGATATGCTCGCGCACTTCGACACCAAGGGACGCTTCCCGGATACTTTTGATGTCCTCGGTCATCTGACTGACGATTTCATCGTAGGATTTTGCCATAGTGTCACTCCTTTACGGTTTTATTTTTTTGCGCCGTTCAGATACCCCGCTGCGCTTAGGGACATACTGTAAGCTAGCGAGGCCTTGTGGCTGCTGAGGGCCTGCAAGTCCGAGATGGAGTAGAAGCTCGTCCCGAAGGTAAAACGCTTCTTTTGCGGCGCGTCCAGCGGCTCAACCACCTTAGAAAGCAGGAGCAGTGTATCAAGGCCGTGGGGCTTCGAGATAACGCGGGTCTTTTTCATCCAGCCCAGACGCTCTACGTCGATACCGGCATCATGCAGGTCAACAGCGCTCACCTCGATGCCCTCAAGATAGCGCTGCCGGCATCTTCGAAGCTCCTCGTTCGCAGCGTCCAGCAACTTTTGATTTGTGGACGCCTTGCCGTCGAGGACGATGACTTTGGTGATAACGCCGTAGACTTTTTGAGCTTTGAAGTCGTAGGCTGTCTGGCTGATGGTCTTCGTGCTCTTGAAGATCCACCAGCCCTTTGACTTGTAACCCACCGCGATGACCTGTGTGACGATGTCCTCGGCCTTGACATAACTGGTCAAATCTAGCATATTGACGCCAAACTCTACAGGCTGCGGGTTCGTTTCCGTGATGCCGTCATCGGCCAGATAGTCCAGATACCGGGTCTTTCCGTCGTCAGAGTAGCGCACGGCAAAATAGCCGCCGTACACGTCCGTCAGTTCGGATTGCAGGATGTCCCACGTGGTGCCGAAGTTTTTGCCATCGCCAAAATCGAGGGCCTCGTTGGTCGAGGCGTCGAAGTCGTGCAGATAGTAACCCGTGCAGGTCGACCATCTTCCCGCGCTGGAGTCATAGAGCTGAATCGCTCCATCATCGGTCAGTCTCCAGCTTGTCAGCGGGGTGGTGTCGACGGTGTAGATGTATTTCGAATCTTTCTGCACAGTACTCAGTGAGTAGAAATTGCCGTTTTTGTAGGCCACGTTTCGCTCCACTGTATAGGTCTCGACATAGGAATGGCTGCTAGGGTCACGGCCATCATTAGAGACAATGCGTATCACATTGCCTCCGTTAATGTACCCAGCTGGGAGATTATAGTCACTTGCTGTATTACATAGCCATCTTCTGTCAGCGTCCTCTAGCCAATAGTCGACTTCGTCGTCGCTGTCTCTATGGTATTTTGCTACGCACCCGCGCATGTAGACCGTCTGAAAGCTCTCCTGTGGGCCATCCGCAAACACGTTTACGGTGCCGAGGGTAAAGCGCTTGTACCGGTCTGTCTGGCTGTTGTGGTTGCTGACGACCTTAGCCAAAAATTCCTTGATGCTGATGTCCGTGTACTTGTATGGCACGAGCGAGCTGTCGTTGAAGTAGGCAAGCTCCCCTTCGCAGTACACCTTTTGCCGCAGATAAAAATCCATCTCGTGGCTCATGACCCGTCCACGCCATAGGGTCTTGCCGTCCTGCTCTACCTCCACGATAGTCTTAAGCTTTTGCAGCGCAGAGTGGGCGATGTTGCCCAACGGGATGGTAAACTCAAGGCTGCCTGCTTTGCCCGCCTCTCGGGTAAGAGTGGGGGAGATGAGCATGGTGGCCGCGGTGCGCAGGTCTTTCGCCGCAGGGTCGTAGATGCACGCTTTGGTGTCCCACTCGCCTACGGCGGTCTGCGTACCGGCATAGATTTTGTAGCTCACAGGCTTTTCACCTCCGTCGGCGTGTCATAGATGGTGTCTTCTTCGAAGCTGAAGGTGTCCCACAGCCAGTCAGTGCCCGCCTCTGCGGTGGTGTTGGTCTTATAGGGGTTGCAGATGCCGGTGATGGCGAAGACATTCTCCCACCGGTCGCGGCTTTGGGGTGCGACCGTCCAGAATCCCTCCCAGTACCATGCCGGGTCATCATCGAAAACGCATTTCAGCCATTGCCCTTGCAGCGCGTTCTCCAGCGTGCTCTGCACCTTGGGCCAAAGCCTTTTCGGCTTTACGCACTTGAGCGTGATGGTGATCTTGCGCTGGGTGTAGTGGACTTTTCCGTCCATCGACTTGGAAAGGTCTAAAATGCGGTCGCTGAAAGGCACTTTGACCAGAAGACTTTCGTCCGGTTCTGCCGGGCCGACGGTTGTGCCGCCGACCACAAGGTAAAGCCCCCAGTCCTTGAGGGTGTGGTGGTCTCCGATTTTGACGCCCTGTAATGCTGCCATTTAGCCTCCCCTCGCTTTCCGGGTCGAGCGAATGCCCAAGTCTCCATCAATGCCGTCCACAAGTGTCGGCTGCATCGCACCGGCGAGAGCCTGCACGCCGTTGGCGTCGATGACCAGCGTGCCGGTGCCGATGGCGGGAAGATGCTCATCCAGCGAGTTGGAGATTCGCTGGAGCACACTGAGCTGTTGTCTGCCGGTGGTGTCCTGCTGGCCGCCGCTGAAGGGCGACGCCGTGAGGCCCTTGTAGCGGTTGAACTTGTCGGCACGGTAAGAAAACTCCGCCAGCGAGTCGTACACAGGGGTCTTGCTGAAGGGGCTTTCGTAGTTGTTCGTGAGCTTCTCGTCCCTGTTTTTCGACCACGCAGCCAGCGCAGCGCCGCCCACAAGGGCCGTCAGGCCGAGGATGACCGCCACCACCGGGTTTGACACGATGAAGCCCACAATGCCGCTCAGAGCCTTTGTGATGGTGCCTGCCATATTGGTGAAGCTGCCAGCGATGCCCGCCAGCTTTGTGCCCACGCCTCCGGAGGCGTTCAGACCGTCAAGGATCTGGGAAAAGCTCTTGACGGCTGTGCCTGCCTCGGTAGCGCCCTCGGCGATGCCGTCGCCAAAAAGCGCCTTGATGGTGTCTTTCGCCGCGCTCAGACCGCCTCCGGAGTAGCTGTCATTTACCGCCGTGAGGGCGTCTGTCAGCCACTTGGAAATGATGTTTCGCTGCTCCTGCGTGACCTCGCCCCAAATCAGCTTTGCAAAGTCTGTGGCGAGGCCCGACCAGTTGCCGTTTTTGAGGTCAGAGATCGTGCTTTGCAGCGTCCCCATGATGCCGCTCTTCCACTCGCTCTGCGCCTCACTGAGCTGCTTGTCGATGCGTTTCTGCATCTCAGAGACAGACAAAACCACCTTGTCACAGGTCTGCGTGGTCGTGGTCGTCACTTTTCCGGCCGCATCGGTCACGTTTTTTGTGATTTTCTTGATGGTCTTTTCTGTGCCGTCCACTACCTCAGTCCACGAGTCGGTGATAGTCTGCACCGTCTCTTTGGTGGTGCCTTTCAGCTCCTTGGTGGTGCCGTCGTAGACGTTGTAGGTGTTGTCGGCGGTCTCGGTCACGCGCTGGATGCTGCCGACGATGTTGCCAGTACCGGCGAGGATCTCCTGCGAGGTCTCCTTGATGGTATCGGCCAGCTTTTTGGTATCGGCGGCGACGTGCTTCGGGGTGGTGGTCTTACCAGAAGTGCCGCCGGTGCCGTCTCCATCCGTACCAGTAGGCTCTGGCTCTGTTTTTTCGTTCAACCCATATTGCGCCGCCAGCCGGGCGCCGTAGCGCTTCCAATAGTTATCGTCTTTCTGGCTTCCATGCTGATATTCTGTCTCGTCAGTCTTTCCGTTTGCCGCCGCCCACGCCTCAAAGCTGTTATACTCAGCGTATCCAACTTTACCGAGTGCATGGTTTAGCTTATAAGACAGCCGGTCAAGCGGCCCGCTCAAAGATGCGACACCGTTGGAAATACCTTGACCGATTGCGGAAACGATATTTTTGCCGACGGCGCCCCAGTCTGTTGAAAAAATTTTTGTGACGATAGCTTCCGCGATGGTTCCGGTCGCTTCGATCACATTTCCCAAGACACTGAGAAGTCCTTCACAGAGCTTTCCAACCAGCTGTGCGCCCTGCTCGAAAATCTTGTCTGCATTCGCCCACAATTCAGAAACGAGAGTCCCCACCGTCTGTGCAGCGGCATTTGCAACATCGGGGAAAGCGTTTAAGATACCATCGGCAAGGCTGGCGAGAAGGTTTCCGCCGGTCTCCACAATAGTCCCCATGTTTTCAACGAGATAGTCCGAAAAGTGCTGAACAGCGGCCCCAGCCTGCTCTGCAAGCTGTGGAATGCGGTCTGCGATGCCGTTTGCAATATCATTCACAATACTGCCGCCCGCTTCCATTAGGCCCTTTGCTCCGTATTCTTCGAAAGAGGTTTGCAGCGTCTGTACCCACTCGGCAGCAGCAGAAACCAAATCGCCCTCTACATCGGCAAGACCCTCTGAAAGGCTTCCAAGAAACTGTGACCAGTTATCACGCAAGGTGTCAAGCCGCCCGCTTAGGGTTTGGCTCTGCGTTTCCATTGCGTTGTAATACCGTCCGCCTTCTTCGGATGCTTTTTGCAGCGCTGCGGTCAGAAGGTCGTATGTAATGGTCATTTTCTGGACTTCTGCGGTAGATTTGCCGGTGTAGTCGGCCAAAATACCGTAGATGTCAATGCCAGCATACGCAAACTGCTTGATGTCAATACTTGCCGCTTTACCGACATTCTTGACCTGCTGTAAGTTTTGTGCCATGCGGGAAAGCTCTGCATTGCCACCACCAGCCGCAGCCACCGCGTCTCCTAGTGCAAGGATGGTTTTTCTTGCCTCGCCTGCGTCAACACCGGCAGAAATCAAAAGCTGGTTTGCCTGCACTAAAGATGCAACGTCAAGTGGGGTGCGTGCTGCATCCTCTTTGATTTGCTGCAAAGTGCTTGCAGCTTTTTCGGCGCTGCCCAACATATTAGTAAATGCAGTCTGGTATTTTTCCATTTGCATATTGTACTGGACTCCAGTACTTACTAAATTCGAGACGCCGGATAAAGCTTTTTCTGCTACAGTTACGACTGCGTTTGCCAGAATCTGCGCTTTTGCTGCGGCTGAGGCAAATTGTTTTGCCATACTTTCTGCACCAGAACCAGCTTTGCTTGTGCTCTGTTGCATAGACTTGGCAGCGCTTTGCATAGTCTGCTTTGCACTATCGATATTTCTTTCATACGCGGACGTGTCCAGCCCGAGGGTGGCGCTCAATTCAAAGAGTTTCAGGTTTCCTCACCCCCATTCAAGCCATTTTTGATTCTCTGTATCACTTCTTCGGCGCTTTGCTGCGGCTCTAAGGGGCGGGGTTCGATGATTCCCGCCACCCGGCCAGCCCAGCGCTCTTCTACGCCTGCGAAGCCTGCCAGCGTGTCCGTCATGTATGCCCGGTAGCTCAAAGCAATAGCCTCTTGCCGCCGGGTGTTCATGATGTGCTGGACGATGTAGGGCTTGCCGACGAGCCGCAGCATATCGAGCCGAATGGACGAAGTCAGGCGTCGATACTCGTCTGGCCCAGCTTCGCCAACGATAACAAAAAATCCAGCACGTCCTTGTCCTCGATGGTGGCAGTGATAACGCGCAGGGTCTTGAACGGCGTTATGGTCTCTGGCTTGCCGTCCTTGTCCACGTCCGGCTCATAGAGCAGCGGAAGCAGCTTGGCGGTAGCCTCAGCGTTCTCAAAGAGCAGGCTTTTCGCCATTGCTTTGAGGTTTTTTCGGCTCTGTTCTTCCCTCTTCTGCTTCTTTTCCTCTTCGGTCTCGCTGCCGTTGAAAACCGGCATGACCTTGCGCAGATCCATGACTTTGGTCTTGGTCAGCAGGTCAGACACCGCGTCAGCGATGAGCCAGCAGCGCCGCAGGAACTCGGTCTCGTCCATCTGGTTCAGAGTTTTCATGTTGTAACCTCCTTATGCCGCAGCCTTCGGGCTGTAGTAGAACTCCATGGGTACCACATCGCTTCCCAGACGGGGGCAGCCGGTCAGGGTGACTGCAATGTTGCCCTTTCCCTTGTCGGCGGTCTTGAGGGAAAGACCGCCGGTGGAGAGTGCGTTCATCAGCTTGACGGCCACAAAGCCGCCGTCAATGGTGTCGCCGACCCACCAGATGTCCTTGAAGTCGCCGGTACTGGCTGTCGGGTCCAGCGTCATGCGGGGGGTGACCTTCTTTTCACTCACATCCGCTGCGCCCAGCGCCAGCTTGATAACGTCCGTTGTGACGTTCAGGGCCGTAAAGGCCAGCGTGCAGTCGTAGTCCTCGATCTGCATCAGCTCTGCGGTGTTCTTCTGGGCGTTGTCCACGTCTTCGCCAAGATCGGTGAAGTTCGCCTTGCAGGTCGCGGTGATGCCTCCGGATGTGGCGCAGATGATGTCTGCGTCCTGAATTTCGGTCGTGCCGGACGGGTCAAACTTGTTCAGCACGACACCGGCATTGATCTGCATGGACTCGAACGCTTTCTGCGAAATTTTGGAAAATTTTCTTGCCATAATGCTCCTTTACTCGCATAACTGCGTGATTTCAAAGTTGAGGTATTCGCACAAATAGCCTTCGGGCGGGTTGTCGAGCAGCTGCGCCCACGGGCTGCCTTTGCGCAAAAGAATAGCGCCGCCCTCGCAGGAAAGCGTTATGCTGTCCTCGAGGGCCGCGCTGATCGTATCTTCTGTTTGCAGAATGGGGGTTCTGCCGCCCTTGCTGGGGTACCACAGCCGGGCGTGGAAGGATGTCGACTCGTTCCACCCGCCGGGAATTGTCGGCTGATAGGTCAGATACGGCAGTTCTGCGCCGGGAGGGATATTATCTTCCAGATAGCCGGGGACGCCAAAGCTATTAAAAAAGGCGTTCAGCGCCCGGTTGATGCTCTCAGACGGTCCCATTACGGCAGCACCGCCTTTTTGCACTTCACGGCCCGCAGGCCCATGCCGGATTCTTCCGGAGCGATGCCCTCATCGGCTGCGCTCGTCACCTGAAAGATCTGCCCGTCGCTCACCCGCTTGATGTAGTCCGGGAAAGCCAGAGGCACACCGGTGTTGACCAGCAGCGTATAGGTGGACGCTGTAGCCGCCTGCTCTGCGACCTGAGCCTCCACGGTGGTATCGTGGCGCTCTACGGCCTCAAATTCCGGGCCGTCCGTCCAGCCGGAGACAAAGCCGCCGACGCCGTCCGGCTCATAACTGCGGGTCTGGAAACGGTATTTTTTGGTGAAGCTCTGCATCACGGTGGATGCAGTGAACGAATTGACCATGTCACATCTTCCTCCAATGATTGATCTCGGATTTATAGCGGGTCTTTCCATCTGCGGGCAGGCCGTCCGCGCCTGCAGCCATCGTGCCAGACCAGCCGCCGAAGGACTGGGACACATACACGCCGCCGGACGGGAGTGCCTTGTCGTAGGCGTCAATCTTTTCAGCCAGCGCCACAAAATCAGGCGGCACGCGCATGGGCTGCACCGTGCCGTTAAAGGTCTCGGCAGTCAGATCGCCGTCCCCGGCCTTGTGCACGCCATCATTGAAGATGGACCCGCACACGAGGAAATACTGCCCCGGCGCTACCCCGGTGGGAACGGTGTCCGGCTCAAAGACAAACTCCCCGGCAACGGGGTCGTCCGCCCGGTCAAAAAAATTGTGCGTGTAAACGCACAGCTCAGGGACGGTCATTGGATGCCTCCTACTCAAAAGGGGCGATTACTCGCCCGGGGTAATAGTCTGGACAGAGATGCCGTCCAGATACTCAGCGAACAGGGTCATGCCCATGACGGCGAAGCTCTCAGAGACCGCGGTGTGGTAGTTGCCCTGAGTGTGAAAGCCGATGAGGTTGCTTGCCTCGCCTGCAGTGGTGTAGACCAGACCGGCCTTGGAAAAGTCGCTGTCGGCGGGGTCAACATAGTACAGGACGATGTTGTCCACCGGGGTTGCGATGACCTTTCCACGCGCGATTTCGCCGCTGGAAAGCAGGAAGATGGTGTTGTAACCCATGAAGTCCTTGATGTACTGGAAGCCGAACTGATTCTGGACGGTGATGTTGGCCGCGCCCAGGTACTCGTACACATCCAGAATGTTGGCGAAGCCCACGACGCCGGTGACGGTGCGGTGCATGTTCTTGAACTTGTCCTCAACGCTGCCCTTGGCCATTGCCAGAGCCATCTGGAAGGTCTTGGGGGTTCCTTTCAGGGTGCCGGTGTTCAGGTACTTGTAGAAGCGGTCGGTGACATTCGCGGTCAGCTGGTACAGGAACTCGTCATCGGTCTTCTGAACGGCGACATCGTAGCCGTACTTCTTGATAGCTTCCAGAGAGACGGCCTTGGCGAACTTTTCGACAGTAATGTCAGCATAGGTCTTTTCTTTGACGGTGAACTTGCTGTAAGGGATTTCCTCGCCCTCAGCAACAGTGCCGCTCTGAAGCGTACCCTCGGCGTACTTGCTCTTGAGAGTAGTGCCGGGCTGCATCCGAATGGGGCGCATGATGCCCATGATGTCGCGCAGATGCTGCCAGTTGCGCTGGAAGCGGGTCACGAAGTCGATTTCTCGGGGGTTGACGGTAATGTCGGTAGTTACGATAAGGTTTTCTTTTGCTGCCATGTGTTATTCCTTTCCGCCGCCCGTGAAAAGGTCGGCATTTGCAGCAATCGCGGCCTGACGTTCGCCAGCGTCCTTGATTGCAAAAATTTGGTCTTTGGTCATTTTGGAGCCGGTGTTGGTGGGCGGGGTGTCCACCTTCGCGCCGGTGGTGGTCGTAGTGCCTACGAAGTCGCTCCAATCAGCTTTCAGGATGTCGGCGTGCTTCTTGGCGTCCTTGACGTTGCCCTTTTCGTCCAGTTCCAGTTTGTCGATGTCCTCGCCAGACAGCCGCACGACCCGATCGGCATACTTGTCCAGCACCCCGGCGGACTTCAGCAGCTCCCGGAACTTGGCTTCCTTGGCTGCGTGGGTGTCCTTCTGGGTCTGCTGGGCCTTGTAGTCGGTCAGCGCCTTTTCGGCGGCTTCCTTGCCTCCGTTGGCTGCGTCGCGGTCCTTTTCGGCCTTGGCGAGGGCTGCGTTCTTCTCATCGAGCTGGTTCTGCAAGGTGTCCGTTTCCTCATGCAGCACGTCCAGAATTTTCTTGAGCTTGCCGCTGGTGTCGGTCGTTTCATCTTCCAGAATCGCCCGGAGAGTCTTGCGTTCGAGTGCCATGTGATAGTCCTTTCCGCCCTTGCTCGGGCTGCCATGCTTGGCAATAAGGTTTATTTGCCGGACGTGCTGCCGGCGTGGTGCCGCTTGTGGGGCTTGAACCCACGGCCCCCGGATTACAAATCCGGCGCTCTGCCAACCTGAGCTAAAGCGGCATAAAAAAGCGGCTGACGCTGTGCGCCAACCGCTGAGTATTAAATTTCTTTTTCCTCTGCTGGTCTTACCTTCCATCCCGGGCAAGTATCTTCCGGGTCTGTAAAATCAGCTGCCCGCTCAGAGCCGCCATTGAAACAGACCCACGAAAATGCATCATGCCAGCAGCAGTTGCAGCAAGTGTGTTTTTCTTCGCTCATTCCTTGTTTCCTTCTTCCACTGCGATCTCTCGCAGCTCGTCAATGTGTTCCTCCGCCGCCGGGCGGAGGAACGGTCGTGGGGCCATGCCCCGGGTAAAGTGCCACTTGCCGTTGAAGTCCTTCCAGACCCACGGCGTTTTGCGTCCGTTGCCCTTCTCTGCAAAGATGCCCGTGCCAAGCTCAACGTAGACGCTGTAAAAGAGATTTGACCCGATAGTCACGGTCTTTTTTGCGAGGTCTACGGCGTAGGTCAGGCTTTGCTTGAGCGCACCGCCCACGTAGCCCTCAATGCCCGTGCTGTCTGCCGTGCCTGTGGGCACAAGCAGCTGGGCGTAGTCCTGCACCTTCATGCCCCAGATGGTCAGCACCCGCTCTGCCCATGAATCCAGAGCTTCATGCAGCTGCGGGATGTTGTCGGTGAAGTTGATGTCATACTTAAAATCCATGCTATACTCCATGTATAACAAAACCCCGCCCCGGTGTGGGGCAGGGTCGGTTATTGGGTTTTACTGATAGGGGTGCGGTAAAACGCCGCCCCCCTCGTGTTTTGCGATGAGGTTTCAGTTACAGGTACAGCAGCCGGAACGTCTCTCGGCCTTTGGGAGTGATAAGCGTCTGCACGCCACTCCACTGGGTCTTGTCGTTCTTGGCTTCCTTGACCTCGAACAGGCCGCTGTTCTTGTCCTCTCGGGGCAGCAGCTTGCCTTTCTGGTCACGGTAAAGGAATTTCTTTTCCAGCAGCCATGCCACAAAGGCTTTGGGCTTGATGCCAAGCTCCTTGGCGGTCTCCCGAAAGTTGGTCAACAGATTGCGGTCAACCAGCTCGTCAAAATACTCGGCCTTGGGCTGCATGATCTGCTTCTCCACGGTGAGCTGACTGTTCTGTGCGGTCAGCTCACAGATGCGGGCTTCCCGGTCTGCAAGGGTCTTGTTTGCCACAAGCAGAGCCTTTGCCATCAGCTCTTCCGGGGTGAGCTGCTCCTGCCCGGCAATGTACCCGCCGTTCTTGCGGATGGACGGCAGCACCTCGGACGTGACCCACTTGCGGAACGGTTTTGCTTCCGGCTTGTCACTGCGGAGGATGACGTTGTACAGGCCGCTCTCATTGATGATGTAGGTGGACTGCTTGCGACCCATGCTGTCGATGACCTCGGTCTGACCGACCTCATCCTCATCCATGCGCTTGGCGGTGTCCGTGATGTGGGAAATGCCCAGCACCGTGCACACGTCCTTGAGAACAAACCACGGCTCGCCGCCCATCTCTACGGTGCGGACTTCGTTGGACTGGTAGTTGAAAATCTGAATGTTACTCATGCGTTTACCTCTTGTTCTGCAATTTGATAGTTGAGCACTCCGTCTACTTCCTTTTCTAACCCGGTAAGTGATGCGAACAGAGCCGTCAGCATGGAGCTATACATCGGGGCTTCGTTCCAAATCTGGCTCACAAGCTCGCTGGTGCGCTCCCGCTTGATCATATCGGTCTTGTGCGTTTCATCAAACCAGTTGGCAAAGATGTTCAGTAGGTCGTGCATTACTCGGAGTTCGCCAGAAACAGCATCCAGTTCAAGCTCCACTTTCGTGATTTTTGGTGTGTTCATTGCTAAAACCTCACATTTTACTTGACAAATCGCTTATAAAAAAATAAAATGGAGGTGCAAGGGGCTTTTGTGGTTATTGGTCTCTGGCGTTTAGCGGTTCAGCGTTCCAGCGCTGGCCGCTTTTTTATATGCGTCAAATCGTGCCAACTGCTCGGCTCTGGTGAGCTTTGCAAACTCCTTGCTAGTCACGGAGCATCACCTCCCGGTATTTGCTCCCTTGCACCTCTGACCTCCTTCCCATGCATCTATTATACTACGTTTTGCGTAATTAGTCAATACGTTTTTCGTAATTTCTACGAATATTTTTTACGCTTTGCGTATTGACTATTAACGGATGGCGTAGTATTATAGATGTAGGAAAAGAGGTGTTAGAAATGTCGATAAGCTATCACTTAAAGGCTTTGCTCGCAGACGCAAACATGACCCAAAAGGAACTCGCAGAAGCTACCGGGATTAGACCGCCTACCATATCAGCAATCTGTCTTGGCACTATCAAGCAGTTTCCCGTTGGGGCGCTTGACAAAATTTGTGAAGCGCTTCATTGTCAGCCCGGCGATATACTGGAATATATCCCGGATGACCCGAACAAGCCACAAGCGGACGCTGAAACCGATGCCCTGCGTGCAGCTTTGCTCAACCAAATCAAAGGTCTGTGACCTTTAGGCTCTGCCGGGCGGCATGGCCTTATTTTTATACTTCATTCTCGTTCCTTCTTTCTCTTGCGCTCTCCCGCCCACCACATCTGTTCGGCTTCCTCGCCGCCCTTGGATTTATACCACTCGGTGTAATCCATAACGGGGGTGGTTTTTTTGACCCGCGCCATGATAGGCCTGCCTTTTTCGTCCACCTTGCCGCTATCCTCGACCACAGGCACGTTGTCGATTTGCCGTGCGTTCTGCCGGGGATACTTGCCCAGAGCAGAGGACAGCACGCAGCGGCAGTGGTAAACCATCTCCGGGGCGGCGTTGGGGTCGCCGGGGCGCTGAATCTCGTAGCCCATGACCTTGAAAGGCTCGTCAAGCTCTGCCGTCTGCTGGTCAAGCAGGCGGTGCATCTCACGGGTACGGTAGTCGTGGGTGGAGTTCCAGCGCTTTTTGACCTCGATGCCCAAAGCCTGAGCGTTGCGCATCTGCTGCAAAGCCCCGGCGTTCTGGGCGCTGGTAAGGGCTGTGATGGCGTTGTTCATGGCCCAGTGGATCTCCGTGTCTGCCATGCCGTTCACGGCCTGCACGGCGATGTCGTGTACGCTCTTGCCCTGCACGATGCCCTGCATGACGTAGCGGTTGAACACCCGTGCATCATAGGTGCGGTTGCTCTCGCTCTTGATGCGCTTGTTGGGTACCATGCGGGGGTTTTCTTTCAGCAAGAGCTTGACCGCTTCGGTGTTGTACAGGGTCAGCCCGAACGTCACGCCTGCGGCCTGTTCCAGCTCGTAGAAAGCCCAGTTTGCGCCAAAGGAAAAGATGTTGTATTGCTCGTCCCGGGCCAGCTTGTAGGCCGTCTCTTGGGCTGTGGTGCAGGTCTGCGTGATGCCGTCCAGCTTCTGGCACATCAAATCGGACTGGAAGACCTGATTTTGCAGCCAGATGCGATAGTCGTCCTCGGTGATCTCGCCTGCATCCAGCTGCGCCCGCTTGCGTTCGTCCAGTGCTTTGTACTTGGCTAAAAACTCGGTCAGCTGCTCCTGCATCTCCCGGCGAGCAGTGCCGTACACCCGGAGGATGCGGCGGCGCAGGCGGTTCAGCTGACGGGTAGAGATGCGGTCACGGTCTGTTTGCTTCATGGCTGTTCAAATACTCCACGATGGCACGTTCCCGGGCGGACAGCTCCCATTTTGTGGCCGCAGCCCTCTCAGCCGCAGCCCTCTCAGCCGCAGCGCAATCAGATAACAGCAATCCGCTGCCAAAAATAGTTTTACCTGCGGAGCGCTGTGCATCCAGCGCATGAATCGAAGCGCAGTCCTTTTTGTGGATTTTGAAATCCACACCGTAACGGCTGTATCGTTGAAGCAATGCGGCCGTCGCAATGTGGTCTGGGTATGTATACTTTGGCAGCTGTACCGTTTTGGTGCGTCTCAGGCGCTCCACCTCATCGTTTACCAGCTTCGTCAGGCGAGGTTCGGTCTGCGCTATGATGTCCCCTCCGTAGCTGGTCACAAAACTTGTTTTGACGATTGCACCGTTTTCGTACTCGATATTACAGTCGCAAACGATATGGTTCATCCGCATAGTATTTACCCTTCCAGAAAACGCTGTCAAAGATGGAGCGAACAAGAAGAACGGAATGCAACGGTCGAGATAGAATCCGCAGATTCGGGACAGGATTGAAAACGGTGGGTTGTCCAGAACAACAGCACCCTCCGGGTAGTCGAAATTCTCATAATCGCCGCCGGGGTAAAACGGGCGCACAATTTTGGCCGGGTCGATGCCGTACTCCTTGCAGGCCCAGTCCTTGACGACATCGTACACGCCGGGCGGTGTATAGCAGTCGTCCGTGGTCTTTTTCGGCTTGAACTTCTCCACGAACTCTTCGTAAGTCTCACCTGCTGCCATCGTCTTCGTTCTCCTCCTCGTCCACGGTCTCCCGTGTTGCGCTCTCAGCCATCAGCGCGGCCTTGGCCTGCTCCTTTTGTTCCGGGGTCAGGTTTGGCAGCAGGTCAATGGCCATGTCCTGCCCGATGATGGCGGCCTCGGAAATGACCATGCTGACCTGCTCAGCTGTGTTTGTGATCTTGCTACGGTTGAATGTCGGCATAGCGTTGTCAAAGCCAGCCAGTGCGCAGATCTGCCGGATAAACGGCTTGACCTGCGTCTCGAAGTCGTCCGCGTTCTGGTTCAGCGGTTCGTAGGCCGCGTCCAGATGGTCGTTGGTGCTGTCCGCACTCACACAGTGCACATCCAGACCGCCGAAGTCCTCATACACCCGGGTGTGGAGCAGCTCCAAAAGAGCCTGCCGGGCCGTCACAGGGATCTCGGTGGTGTAGGGGGTGATTTTGCCGCCCTCGCTGGTGTCTGCGCCTGCAATGTGGTACAGATTCAGCTTGACGAGGAACTCCTGCAGCTCGTCATCGGTCATGCCGTTGAAGTTCTCGCACAGCCAGTAGATCTGCGAAAAGTCCTGCAGGTCATTGCAGAAGCCGGACATCACCAGATCGGTGTTGTCGATGTAGGCTTTTAAGCCCACAAGCGTGCTCTGGTGCAGGTCGGAGCCCCACAGCGGCACAATGGGCAGGGCGCTGTAGTTTTCTCCTTCTACGCTTTCCAGCCCGCCGCCGGGTGTGGTGACGGTCACGCTCTTGTATGCCTGCTTCTTCACAGTCTCCTTCATCGTGCTGTCGATTTTGCTTTCCGTGTACTCAGTAAAGCCGTCCAGCTCGTACAGGATGTAGTGCATATCCGTGTCCGGGTTCAGCCGCCAGAAGCGCACGCCTGCCTGCAAAAGGCCGGTCTTTTCATCATACAGGGGTGCAAACTCGGTCAGCTTGAAAACCACCAGATGGTCGTTGTTCCAGAATCCGAAGCTCTCGCCGTGGATCAGGGCGAAATATCCGGCTTTCTGGATCTGCTCATCAAAGTTCTGCCCCAGCCTGTCCTTGTCCACGCCATCGTCCGCAAAGACCACGCCGTTGCCGAGGGAGTAGGTCGCTCGCTGCTTGTTGAGCCGCCGGAAAAGATTGCTCTTGACCATATCGGGGTGCGGGGTGTCCTGCTTGGTGTTTTTGGACAGACGTTTCAGCATCAAAGCGTAAGCCCGTGCGAAGCGTTCAGCCCCCGGGTTTTTCTGGGCATCGTACAGGTCGGCGTCCAGCGCCATCTTGTACGGCCCGGAAGTGCAGTGCTGCTGCACGAACCGCCGGATGAAATCAGGCTGTTCCCCGGCGGCTTGCGCCTGCTGAAAGGTCTGGAATGTGTATACAGTGCTCAAAATCAATCCCTCAGTTTCACAAGGCGCTTTGTGCGCACGAAATAGCGGATAGCGTCCATGCAGTGGTCATTGGCCTTTAGCACGGTGTCGTCTTTATCCGGATCCCAAGCGTACACGCCGAACTCTTCCAGCGTGTGCTTGCAGTCTTTGTAGATCTTCAGCCGCCCGGTCTGCAGCATGGTCTGCACGTCCAGAATGCCGCTCAGAACGTCGTTGTTTGCTGGTGTCTGAGTAAAGCCGTTCTTGCGCAGCTCTGTAATCAGGGGCAGGGCAGAGGGGTCAACGATGATCCTCTCCGGCTTGAGACCATTCAGCCACGCCTTGAGGTCTGTGACGTACTCGCCCACGGTTTTTTGCCGCTTCTGTTCCCGGCCGCTGTAGTAGTACTCCCGGGTGACGATCCAGCAGTCTGCATCTGCCTGCTTCTGGAACAGCAGAAAGGTCGTTGCGTTCTGGGTGCCAAAGTCGCACGCCACATAGGCGCTCTTTGGAGACAGTGCCGAAAGCTCATCAGCAACGTGCTTCTTGCGGTCGAACATATCATATACAAGGCCCTCGGCCACCGTCCACAGGCCCAGAATGTAGCGCTGGTAGAAAACACCGCTGTACTGGCTGTGGTATCTGGCCTTGATGTCCTCGGAAAGTGACAGGTTGTCGTCCATCGTAAAATGGAGATACATCATCTTGCGGGAACGGCATTTCCGCACCCACTCGAGATAAAACCAATGCTGCGGGCTGCCCGGATTGCAGTTGAACCAGAATTTTGACCCGGCGACAGAGCAACGGGCTGTGGCCTGATTGACGAAGCTCTGCGGCATCAGGGCCACCTCGTCGAAGAATGCCCCAGCAAGGGTGATGCCCTGAATCAGGTCTTGGCTGCTCTCGTCCTTGCCGCCGAAGAAGTAAAACTCGTTGATCCTGCCGCCCTTGCTGACGGTCATGCAATTTTCGGACCGATGCTCCTTGACGTTGTAGCCACGGGCTGCAAGCTGCTGCTTGAGCGTCCCCAGCACGTTGCGCCGGAAGCTGGCGATGGTCTTTCCGCACATGGCAAACTGCTGGCCGTTGTAACAGGTCATAGCCCACTGGACGAAAGAGAAGCTCATGGCAAAGGTTTTGCCCGAGCGGATAGCGCCGTCGGCAATGATGCCGTTGTAGCCGCTGTATGCGCTCTGCGGTGTCCACCAGCTCAAGACCTGCTTTTGCCGCCGGCTGAGGGCTTTCCAGCGAAAACCGTTACTTTTCCGCATGGTCGTCCTCTTCCT